CGGTTCGTGCTGGGGGAGTGGGTGGCCGCCGAGGGGCTGGTGTACGACTTTTTTGATGAGAGCTGTCTGCGGCCCGTTCCCGAGGGGGAGATGGAGCAGTGGTATGTCTCCTGCGATTACGGGACGGTGAATCCCACCTCCATGGGCCTGTGGGGCAAAAAGGATGGGGTCTGGTACCGGGTGAAGGAGTTTTATTACGATGCCCGGGCCAGACGAAGGCAGATGACCGACGAGGAGTATGCCGATGCACTGGAAAAGCTGGCCGGGGAGCATCCGGTCCGGGCGGTGGTGCTGGATCCCTCGGCGGCCAGCTTTGCCGAGACGCTGCGCCGGAAGGGATGGCGGGTGAAAAAGGCGGACAACGAAGTCCTTGGAGGGATCCGGACCACGGCACAGCTTTTGAAAAGCGGAAAGATCGTCATCTGTGAGGGGTGCCGGGACGCCATCCGGGAGTTTTCCCTCTATCGCTGGGAGGAGGGAGAGGACGGACGGGACCGGGTGCGCAAGGAGCACGACCACGCCATGGACGAGATCCGCTATTTTGCCGCCACCGTGGCGGGGAAGGAGGGGGGAAGCACGGGCGGATTTTATGCCGGGTGTGTGGAGAGAAGTGCATTTTAAGAGGAGGAATATCAATGTGAAATGGTTTGAGCGAAAAAAGCAGTCTGCCGACCCCGCGGCGCCGGTGGTGCAGCTGCGAAGGGAGGAGAGCCATCCCTTCTCCGCGCTGGATGGCTATGTCCCCATGAGCGCCTCCGGAGCGGCGCTCTACCGCAGTATCCGGGAGGCGGTACCCATTGTGGACGCCGCCATCTGGAAGCTGGTGCGGCTGTGCGGCGGCGTGGGGGTGCGCAGTGCCGACCCTGCGGCCCAGAAGGAACTGGAGAAATTCTGGAGGACGGTGGACACCGGCTGGGGGCAGCGGGGGGTGCAGGCCTTTCTGGACAGGTATCTGGATGACTTGTTTACCTGCGGTCAGGGGGTGGGTGAGATCGTGCTGGACAGACAGGGGAAGAACATCGCCGCGCTGCTGTGTGCCGATCCCGCGCAGGTGGAGGCGAAGATCGGGGAGAGCCCGCTGGATTTTCGGCTGTGCCGCCGGGGGATCGGGGGCGGGGAGGAGCTGCCCTTTCAGAAGCTGCTCCTGTTTACCCCCTTTCAGCCCACGGGGGAGGAGCCCTGCGGGGTGTCGCTGCTGCGCTCCATGCCCTTTCTGACCGGGATCCTGCTGAAGATCTTTCAGGCCACCGGCCAGAACTGGGAGCGGGCGGGCAACCTCCGCTTTGCCGTGGTGTGCAAGCCCGGAGAGGAGGGGGAGCCCTTTGCCCAGGAGCGGTGCAGGCAGCTGGCCGGCCAGTGGAGCGACGCCATGCAGGCCACCCGCTCCGGGTCGGTCCGGGACTTTGTGGCGGTGGGCGACGTGGATATCAAGGTCATCGGTGCCGACGGACCGGTGCTGGACAGTCAGGTGCCGGTGCGGCAGATTTTGGAGCAGCTTGTGGCCCGGACGGGCATCCCGCCCTTTATGCTGGGCCTGTCCTGGTCCTCCACCGAGCGCATGAGCGCCCAGCAGGCCGATCTGCTGACCAGTGAGATTACCGCCATCCGCCGCAGTGTGGAGCCGGTGCTGTGCCGGGTGGCTGAGCTGTGGCTGCGGCTGCACGGGTATGACGACGGGGTGGAGGTCCTCTGGGAGGACATTGATCTGCAGGATATGGTGGAGCAGGCCCGGGCGGAGCTGTACCGCGCCCAGGCCGGAGCATTGAGAGAGGAGCAGAAAAGTTGAACATTGTCAAGGAGATGAACATCGCGGATGCGGCTGCGCTGAGCGCGCAGGAGCTGGCGGCGGTCAATGCGCTGGCAAGGCGGGAGCTGGGGGAGGAGGAGGTCTATCTCTTCTCGGTGCGCCTGTGCGACAACGAGGTGGACCGGGACGGAGAGCGGTTTTCTACCCAGACGCTGGAGGATCTTGCCCCCATGTTTGTGGGCAAGAGCGGTATTTTTGACCACCAGTGGACCGCGAGAGGCCAGACCGCCCGCATTTACAAGTGCGAGCTGGTGCGCGATCCCGTCAGGATCACCAGAGCAGGGGATGGCTACTGCTGGCTGAAGGGCTATGCCTATATGCTGCGCAGCGAGGGCAACCGGGAGCTGATCGACGAGATCGACGCGGGCATCAAGCGGGAGGTCAGTGTGGGCTGCAGCGTGGCGCGCAAGGTGTGCTCCGTCTGCGGGGAGGACGTGACCTTCTCTCCCTGCGAGCACCGCAGGGGGGAGCGCTATGACGGTCAGCTGTGCTACGTCAGTCTGGAGGGGGCAAAGGACGCCTATGAGTTTTCCTTTGTGGCTGTCCCCGCCCAGCCCGCCGCCGGAGTGGTGAAGGGTCTGCAGTACGGCGGCGAAGAACTCAGACAGATGGAGCAGGAGGCGGCGCTGGGCAGAAAGTACCTCAAACAGCTCCGGGAGGACGTGGTCCGGCTGGGACTGCTGGCGCAGCTGGGTCTGGAGGCCAAAATCCTGCGGGAGATGGCGAACGCCCTGGGTCCGGTGCAGCTGGAGGAGATGAGGAAGGCCTATGGCCGTCAGGCGGAAAAACAGTATCCCCTGCACACCCAGTTTTCCTATGGGGAGCGGCAGGAGCGCGATCGGCAGAGAGATGCGGCGTTTCTGGTCTGAGACGCCGATCTTGATATCAAATTCAAATCTAAGGAGGAAACAGGATGAAGAAATTGGGTTATGAGGGCATCGGCGAGGTGGTGGTCACCGTGGGGATGACCGAAGAGGTGGAGAAAGGCATGCCCGTGTGTCTGGAGGACAGCGGTATGGTCCGTCCCTGCGCCGAGGGCGAGGTATTCTGCGGCATTGCCCAGAGCCGCCGGGGCGAGTACGGCGGGATGCAGGTGAAGGGCTTTGCGGCGCTGCCCTTCTCCGGTGAGCTGTCCGTGGGCTGGGCGGCCCTGGCCGCCGACGGCGAGGGCGGCATCTGTCAGGCCGAAAACGGTCTGAAGGTGCTGGTCATGGAAGTGGACGAGGACGCCGATGAGGCCGTCATCTGTCTGTAACATCGAAGGAGGAAATAAATTATGGCATATCAGTTTGAAACTTTGAAGCTGGACAAGGGTATGTACCGCTGCGCCGGTGTGAGCTTCAGTCAGGTGCTGGAGCAGCAGGACCCCAGCCATCAGTACAAGGGCACCGAGCTGGAGGGGCTGGACGCCTTTCAGCGCCAGCTCAAGCGCTTTGACATCAAGGTGAAGGGCCCCGACAGCGACTGTGTGGAGAAGTTTTTCCGCACCAGCGACAGCGCGGTGCTGTTCCCCGAGTACATCTCCCGCTGTGTGCGTCAGGGCGTGGAGGAGGCAAACGTCCTGCCCCACATTACCGCGGCGGTGACCCGCATCGATTCGCTGGATTACCGCACCATCACCGCTCAGTCCGATGACAACGTGAAGCTGCAGGTGGTGGACGAGGGTGCGGCCATCCCCTGCACCACCATCAAGGCCCAGAGCAATCTGGTGAAGCTCCACAAGCGGGGCCGGATGCTGGTGGCCAGCTATGAGGCCATCCGCCACCAGAAGCTGGATCTGTTTTCCATCACCCTGCGCCAGATCGGCGCCAATATCGCGGCCATGCAGCTTCAGGATGCGGTGGACGTCATCATCAACGGCGACGGCAACGGCAATTATGCCTATGCCTATGTGACCAAGGACACCGGCGTGCTGACTTACGGCGATCTGGTGGATTTCTGGACCAAATTCTCCCCCTATGAGCTGAATACCATGCTGGTCTCTGAGGATCTGATGGCCCAGCTGCTCAAGCTGCCCGAGCTGCAGAATCCCGCCGGCGGCATGAATTTTCAGGGCACCGGCAAGCTGGTCACCCCTCTGGGCGCCACGCTGGTATGCGTCCACGGCATGCCCAAGGGCACCATCATCGGTCTGGATAAGCGCTATGCCCTGGAGATGGTGGAATGCGGCGGCGTGAGCGTGGAGTACGACAAGCTCATCGACCGCCAGCTGGAGCGTGCCGCCGTCACCGTGACCTGCGGCTTTGCCAAGATGTTTACTGAGGCCAGCGCCCTGCTGGAGGTGTAACGGGATGGTGGAGCAGACCGTGGAGCTGTGCAGACAGCTTGGGGCCGGGGCGGACCGGGAGGAGATCCTCCCGGCGCTGGCACTGGCGGCCTGTGAGCAGCTGAGAGCGCGGCTGCGCAGCGGTGTGCGCGAGACGGACTGCGGCGAGGTCTTCCCACTGGCGGCGGCCATGATCGCGCTGGACACCCTGCGGGAGCTGGAGGGGGAAAATGGGATCGCTTCCTTTACGGCGGGTGAAGTGAGCATCCGATGCGACGCAAGCCGCAGTCTGGTCCGGGCGGCGCGGCGGCTGATGGCTCCGTGGACGACGGACGGTTCCTTTGCCTTTCGGGGGGTGAGGGGATGATGAAGGGGCAGTGGCGGGCCATTCTGGGCCGCTATGGCAGGCAGGTAATTTTGCAGCGAAACGGACAGGAAGTTTCAGTAAAAGCTTTTGTTCAGCCTGTGTTGGACAAAAAGAGTCAGCTTGTGCCCTCGCCGCTGGGACTGCGAGCGCAGGAGCGGGCGATATATCTCGGCCCCGGTGAAGTGGAACTGCTGAGCGGTGAGAGTGTGGTACTGGATGGGGAAATAGCCTATGAAGTCCGCACTGCCCGGATGGTGGGGAACGGACATCACGTCTGGGCGCTGCTGTGCAGAAAGGAGATGGCGCCATGAGCTGGGAGAAGGACCTGCCCGCCGCGCTGGCCCGGTGGCTGGCCGAGCGGGGGATCCCCGCCCGAACGGGATGGACGGGGACTCCCTGCACCGGACTGACTGCTCCGGCGGCGGTGGTGACGGTGCGGGAATTTTTTGCGGACTGCGCCGGGTTTACCGACTATCTGGGGGAGCAATACAACGAAGAGACCGCCCGGTGGGAGGAGGTCTACGGCAAAAAAGTCCGGCTTACCCTTGGGCTGGACCTGTACGCCCCCGAGCGCAGCAGCGAGGGGGAGATGCAGGGGCTGCTGGAACAGATCGTCCGGGTGCTGACGCTGGAGTGTCCCGAGGGGATGCAGGTGGGGGAGTTCGCCTGCGCTGAGACAAGGTGGGACGGGGAGCAGCGGAAGCTGAAGCGGGAAGTCAGTCTGAAATGTACCCTCTGGCTCCGGGCGGCCATAGCCGAATCCGGAGAATTTTTGGATTTTGAGTTGCGAGGAGGATGGAAAATTTGAGTATTACCACACATCAGCGCCCCGGCGTGTATTCCGCCTATGAGGTGTCGTCCCTTGTCCGGGGCAGTGACCGGGGCGGCATGGTCGCTCTGGCGGCGGTGAATACCCAGATGGAGACAGGGACGCTGGTGACCCTGACCAGCTATGAGCAGGCCGCCGCCCTGTTTGGAGCGGCCGGAGCCGTCACGAAATTGGTGACGCTGGCACTGCGCAACGGTGCGGCGGGGGTGATCTGCGCAGTGGCGGCGCAGTCGGCGGACTATCCCGCGGTGTTTGAACTGCTGTGCAGGCAAGAGAACGTGAGCGTGATGATCTGCAACAGCGTGGATGCGGCGGTACAGCAGGCATTGCGGGACTGTGTGCTGGAGGCCAGCGCGGCCAGAAAGGAGCGCATCGCCGTGGTGGCGGGCGCCCGGGGGGAGAGTGTCTCCGCCCTTACAGAGCGTGCCGCAGCGCTGAACAGCGAGCGCGTGGTGCTGGTGGGGCCCGGTGCGCTGGATG